GCTGATTTTAGAGGGCAAGGATTGGCCAATAAATTAACGCAAAAGGCCATTGAGGAAATACCAGAAAAGTTTCCTGAAATAAATAAATTCTATTGGTCAACTCATTCGGACAATGAAGCATCAATCCATATAGCTGAGAAGTATGGCTTTGAAAAGCATACCGAAGAGGGAAAAGATGTTCAGTACACGCTTGAATTAAGTGAGTGCTCTTGTGGCAACCACACTAAAAAATTTGCCGAACCTGTATGGCGCCGGGATTTAACCACTTACGAAAAAAGAATCAAGTTTGCCGAAATAGACCAAAAGTTTGACACCTCAGAAGAAGAGTTTGTCAAGCAGGGTATGGAGATTCTTGGCGAACAGTTTGCCCCGTATCTGAAGCAGTTGACCGCACTAATAGCGGAAGGCAAGTGGGAAGAGGTGGGGCAGTTAGTTGTGGAAAGTGAACCTCTGGCAGAATTTATCAACGACTATCTTGCCGGGTTGTTTACTTTCGGTGCAGGACAGGCAGCAGGAGAACTTGAAACCGAATATCCCGATATTCCGGATATAAGTAAGCAGATAATTGGGCTCAGGGCCATGACCATAACAGAAAAAATAATTTCAACTATGAGCGCTAAAGTTGTTTTTGATGTGCTAAACGGTATCGAGGCAGGGGAGAAGCCCAAGGATGCTGTTAAAGCGGCAAAGAGTAACTTTGAGGACTACACTAAGAAGGAACTTGAAGGTCACGCCACAGTACAGACAGCATGGGCAATTAACTCAGGTAGGGATTTTGTAGCTGAGGAGCAAGGAGTTAGGCGGATCCAATATTCTGCCATTTTAGATAAGCGCACCTGTCCTTTGTGCAAAAAGCTTGACGGTATGATTATTCAGGCAGGTACGCCGGAGGCTAAGAAGTTTAAGCCGCCAGTACATTCTAATTGCAGATGTATTTTTGCCTACGTTATGCCGGATGAGCAACCACAACCGGAAGTGACATTTGAGCCGCCGCCAGAAGAGTTGCTGCAAAAGCACGGTAACTTGATAGCAAAATAATCACCTGTCCGGATCAAGAGATCCTCCGGGCCGACGTTGCCAGCGTTCTTGCACACGGTCAAGTTGCTTCCAAATGAGCGGGGCTAAACGACGAATTCTATCATCATTGGTCAATCGCTCAAACGTATAGTATCCGGTACCTTCTAGTTCGGCGGCGATATCCTCGTCAAGCCTAATATTGATAGTTAACTTTTTCTCTTTTGGCTTAACCCGGCCCTTTTGGTCGGCGCCGAATTCAAGCTTAATAACATCTTTCTTTTTGGCCATATTGGCACCCCTTTCCTATAAAGGCTTGTCCAGTATAAATTCTATAAAGCTCACTTATATTCCTTCGAGGAGGTGATAATTTGGGAAAAGACATTGACGGTAAAAATTCAAGCAAGCGTTTTAAAGCGAAGAAGTCCTGGCTAATTCGCAAAGGCATGTCAGAGGAAGAGGCACATAAAAGAGCTCGGGCCTATGCTGGAGGCAAAACTTCGCCAAAGGCTGGACAAATAGAACCTGTAGATGAAGAATTTTTAGCCTACACAAACCTCGTTGAACTTCCGGAAGAGGTGCGCGGATTACTCCCGGTAGAAGCTCAGGAAGTTTGGATGCAGGCGTTCAATTCTCTTGTCGAGGGTAAGGATAGGGTAAAGTGCCTGGACAGCCGTAGAAGGCGCAGGATACACAGTTACAGTAAAGGCGAGTGATGAAATGCCAAGTAAATTTTATGGATTAGTAGCCCTGGGTGAGGCTATGCTGATGCCAGCTCCGTCAGGTATGCAGTATTCAGCTACTTCGGTAGTTGAGATTATGCGAACAGGACAATGGGAACATCCGCTCTATGGCCCGATATCTATTATGGAGAGCGATCTTGATGGCTTTATTGCTAACTTTTTTGCAAATGTTCGTGGCATAGACATAGCCGTTGATCAGGAACATAAGCCGGAAGCCGGGGCAATGGGTTGGTTCAAGAAACTATGGAAAATACCCAGAGATGATGGCGACGGGTATAGTTTGCAAGCTGAAATACAATGGACCTACCAGGGCGAAAGCTTGATCCGTGATGGCATATATCGCTATTTCAGCCCTGAGTTTACGAATGAGTGGAAAGACCCTGAAAGCGGTAGGATCTATAAGAATGTCCTGTTTGGTGGAGCCCTAACTAACCGACCATTCATTAAGAATATGGACCCGATACTACTTTCTGAGGGAGTTATAGAGACTCTCGGATTTATGTTTAAAAACCCACCCGGTGACAACCGGAAAAACAATCAAGGAGGAACAGACGTGAAACTTTTAGTAGAACACTACAAAGCACTGGGCCTGAGCGAAAACGCTACAGAGGTCGAAGTATTGGCGGCAATTGCTGCCATGAAAACCAATCCGACATCTGGCAAGCAGGACAACACAGAGGTTGTACAGTTATCTGAGACTGTCAAGGTTATGGGCGAACAGCTTACCGCAGCTCAATCAGAGATTAAGAAGCTGTCTGAAACTAACATCCTGCTGGCTGAAGCAGCTAAAGCCGTAAAATGGGACAGTATTTCCCAGAAGGCTTTTGCCGAGGGAAGAATGACAGTTGCCCTGTCAGAAAAGTTTAAGCCGTTATTTATGGCCAACCCGGAAGCCATTGGGACGATCATTGATGAACTGCCCAGGATAATCCCTGGTGAAAAAGGGCATTCAAATGCTGGAGGTGCTGCTGAGTCTCAGATGGAAGTTGCAAAAATGCTTGGACTAAGCGAAGAACAGATGGAAAAAGGTACTCCTGAATGGATGAAACAGGGAGGTAAGGAATAATGGCATTAACTACGGGTGTAAATAGAAAGAAAAAAGACGGCGATCTGTTGGCTTTGATTGTGAAAAACGCCAGCACTGTTTACAAGGGCGCTCTTGCATGTGTAGGTGCTGACGGGTACCTTATTGCCGGTGCCGACACTGCAGGGCTTATTTTCGCTGGCGTGGCTTATGAGTCACTTGCCGGAAATGGTGTTTTGAGATGTCGGGTTGAGCGCAAAGGCTTATATCTTTTCAACATAGCTGCTGCAACAATTGCCAACATCGGGGACGCTGTTTTTATCGTCGATGATAACACTGTTGGCCTGGCTGCGACAACCACAAACGACATTTACTGTGGCGTGATCGCTAATTTTGAGTCTGCAACTCAGGTATGGGTGGACATATACCCGGCACTGCTTCAAACTGACGTAGCTACCCACATTGCAGATACCTCCGGTGCTCATGCTGCAAGCTCTATTTCTATCACCGACGCCGGTACCTTTACTTCTGAAACTGATGTTGAAGGTGCTTTACAGGAGATCTACCAGGACCTTATTTCAGCACAGAAGGTTATTCCTATCGCGCTTGGTGACTTTACCTTGGAAGACGGTACCGCTATTACAAAATACTCTGCCGGTGGTGCAACTCCTGGATTTCAGCAACTTGCAAACAAAGAGGTTGTGCTTACTTGGGACGGTAACGGCACCCAAACCCCTATTGCTGTCACCGTGCCTTTCGTTGACCCTGGTATTGATGATGCGGCTGCCGTGGTGGTTCATCTATTAGCTAGGATGGCCGGGGCCAACGATACGCCGGTTATCGTGCATGAAGCCTATTTTGGGGCTGGAGATACTGATTGTGCCGGAACTGACCCGGAAGTAACCGGAGGGGTGACTTTAAGCGAAATAACCTGTACTATCGCTCATGGTGACGTGCCTGCAGCACCGTCAAGTTTGACGATCATTTTAACCCCGACTGCCGGACAGATGGCAACTGATGAGCTTTATATTTATGCTGCATGGTTAGAAGTAACTAGCAAATTAAAGGTAGTTGTTGATTAATTGAAAACTAGCTAACAAGCTAGACAAGGAGGAAGAATAAAATGGCCGTAGTAACATCTGATTTTTTAGCTGCAACCTATTCGGGCTTGCGGGCCATTTACGGAGAAACTTTTGAAGCGACTAATCCGGAATGGATGAAGATCGCCATGGAAGCCCTGTCTGACACTGAAACTGAGGATTACAGCTGGATGGCTGAAGTCCCTGGGATGAAAGAATGGGTTGACGAAAGAACCCTGGAAGCTTTGAAGCAATTCGCTTTCAGCATCAAGAACAAAGACTGGGAGTCTACCATTA